AAAACCATACTAGGAAAATCACGTCTAGCACTTGATGTTGTAGTGCCTCTGGCTTCGTCTGAGAGTAAACCTTGTACTTCTAATATTTGGGTAAAATCTTTATTATAAGGTTTATCAAATAAAGTAGGATCAACTTTTTCGCCAGTTTCTACTACCTTATTATATTCACCAACGGGCAGTTTTCCTCCTTTGAGGTGTTCAGGTGTATTATCAGTAGTTAGAGAAGTAGCTGCACGACCGTCTGGCAACATAAAGTTCATGTAATCATCTTGGATACATCCGATCCAATAACCAAAGTTCTTATTACCTTCAGCAAAAATAACTAATACTTTAGTGCCAACATCTGGTGGTACAGCCCAAAATCCATAACTTTTTTGGGTGTATTCATAACCATCGTTTTGTGTTAAACCGTTACCCGGTGTAACGCCATAAAATGGACTAAGGTATTTTACTGTTTCAAGTTGTCCACTTTTTTCTGGCAAATTTCCCGCAGAAGTATAATTTAAAAGCTCTACTTCTAAGGTGCCCATACTATTCACATCTAAATTGTTTACTACAACAGCTTCGTAAGGAACACCTGCTTTAATAGGTGGCAGTTCTCGTGTTGACCTTGTATAAGTTGTTCCTTTTCTAGGTGGTTCATTTCTAGGCATTATGTATTAATCCAACTTTTAGCGACATCCGTGACAGCATTTGTAACATCTGTTACAGTATCGCTTAAACTATTTGTAACATCAGTAACTGCTTTATTTACACACCCTGCAAGATCGTCAGGAAATAATGATCTAACACTGCCTAACGCATCATTTATAATATCGTCTGGGTATGGAAGCTCAGGAGCAATATCATCAATATTAGGCAAAGCATCTACAGGCAAGGGGTTTGGAATTTCTTTAGGCACTAAATCTGGCAATTGTTCTTGGCCTCTTGGATCGGCTGCGTCTGGGTTTTGCTCGGGAGGCACCGGTGCAATAACTCCTGCATTTGTTGTAGTATTTGCTTCGCCTACAGATGTTATTTCTACAGGAGAAGCTGCTGCTGCACTTATGCCATGAATTAATATATCTTTTATTTTCTCTCCAGAACGAAAGTCATATCTATCGTCCAACGGATCTATTTGATAGTAAACATAAGGATTTGCTACAGTTGGCAGTGTTGTAGCAGGTAAAGGAGCGGCACCTGCCCTAGTACCACGATAAGCACCTACGCCCGACCCTGCAGATGCTCTTTCTACTTGGGCTCTTTCACTTACTCCGCTAGCAGGCAAAGCTCTATTAGCGCCTGACGTGCTTACATCTACTTCTTGTATTTCTCCGCGGCCTCCGGCCTTTATATCTTCAAGTGCTTGATATAAGTGGTCTGGATCATGGTTTGCTTTATTCAATCCATCGCCTGCATAAAAACTCTGTCCTTTTCTTAAATTTCTTCTAGGAGAATTTTTGTATACACTTCCTGCTGGAACATCATAAGGAACAGGCATACTAGCAAACTCTGCTGCTAAAAATACCATAAATTGTCCTGTATTAATACTTCCTGTTTTCCATTCATTATATCTTCTGAATCGTTCAAGACGTTTAATTATCATTGCATCTTGAACGTCTTGTGAAAAAGTTGTCCTAAGAGGATCGCATCCTAAATAACCAACACACTCTTTTAGGGTGCTTTTAATAAATTGATACTTTCCTACAGCACTAGATCTTCTTCCTGCATTTAAACGCTGTGTTTGGTATGCTTCAACTTGCGACAATGTCATATTTACAAGTTCAGGCTCTACATGTCCAGGCCATACACTGCAATAAGGATTGCTACGCACAGCTTCGCCGTCTGCTATTAATCTAATTAATGCTCTGTCTTGATCCGAAATTGTTACTGCCATTAACCTATTCCTCGACCTGTTATTGCATCAACAGCAGATTGTGCATCACTAACTGCCTTTTCGATATCTTTAGCTGCATTTTCGATGTCTTTCCTTAGTCCAGGAAAAGTAGAAAATGCGTTTTGTGGCGGTTTCCATGTAACACCTGCTATGCTTAATGTGGGTACATTTGTAAGCACTGTGTTAACTTCAGGAAAGACATTAGATAGCACATTATCTGCTGCATCTCCTATATCTGTTAATATTTTCTTTATGGGCGATTCGCAAGGATCATCTGTAACTGTGCCTGGGCCGGTGCCCCCTACTTCGCCGTCAATTGTATCATCTGCTACACCTTTGTTGACACTTACGCTGTCGTCTATACTTACAAATCCTTGCGATGTTCCTTCTTCATTCTCTTGTCCTCTACTTCTTACTAAAGACATGTTTTGTGTAAATTTACCTCCAGCAAAAGAACTTTCAACACTTATTACTTGATATATGCCACTAAACTCAGGTACAAGTTTTGAAAAAACAACATTATCACCAGTTATAGAATAATCCACAGGAGTTCTAAAGTTAACTATTATATATACTTGATTTTCGATATACGTCATATAACCTTCTTGCGTGATTGATGGACCGTCTCCCCTATCTCCTATATAGTTTCCTGTTTGGGTAGGAAGAAAATAAGGATCTCCCATAATTTCTATATCAGCAGTTAGCATATCAACATTACTATTCAAAAATCTTTGGTGAAATGTTTCTGCTATTCTTTTGCGTACATCGGTTGTTCTACTATCTCCAGTTATTGGGAATTTGTTAGTTTCACTAATGCTTCCTGTTCCAACACCTCCTGTGTCAGATTGTTGATTAGTTTCTGGTACAGTGGCACCTTTTTGATCTCCAGTGTTTTGCGCAGTTTTCTTGTCTGAAGTTCCTGATGCTCTTGAACCTTGGTTCATACCAAAATTAGAATATGCTTCTTGTAAAAATGCATTATTAAATTGTATGTCAAAATTTAAAACATCATCGTTTTTGCCTGTGTAAATGTAATTAAATTCTTTTTTTGCTGCGGCACGTAATGCAGCACGGTTTGGCGCAGTACCCGACGGGGCTTGAAATGCGGCATCATCTGCATAAAAAGGAACCACACTATAAACATATATTCTTGGGTTTCTTCCAAATCGTCTTTCAGCTTCTGGATCGTTGTCGAGAAACACATGAGTATTAATTCTATAAAGTTGTCTAATACCAGTATCATTAACTTTTTCTGCATTTTCTGCTGCATATATACTATCAACTAATACTTTTTCAATTATTGCATCTATTCTTTCTCCTGCGGCAAATGATTTTTCTCTTGCCTTTTCTGAAACGGATAATTCAGTTGTTGTAGTGTCAGCAACGCCTTCATCGTTGTAAGATGCACTAGGATCTGCTGCTGCTGCGGTTCCGCCTTGATTATCATCTTCTACTAATAAACTAAGTCCAATTTGATTCATAAAAGTTATATCTCGAGAAAAGTTTTCCAAATTAGAACTTATTGTATTTTTTGACGGTACAACTACATTTGATAGAGATTCTTCTTTCCTAGGATCGCCTTCTGGTAATTCAGATAATCCTCTTTCTATTTGTAGTTGTTCTGCTGCTGTTTTTGTAACATCAGGAACTGTCATTTGCCCTGCCACAATTTTCATAATAGCCGCAGGATCTTTTGGAAAAGCAATTATAACTCTGTCTCCGTTAGGCTGAGCTCCTGACTCTTCAAGGGTAGCTGTTCTTTGATTCATGGTTGCTGCAACAGATCGATCAACACCTGATAACACATCAGCAACAGTTGTACCTACAGTATTAATATCTGATTTAACTTCTGCTGCTTCGTCGCTCAAAGCAATTTCACTAAACGGAACAGCTTTAACTTCGTATTCTGATCCTGAACCATTTACAGCAAAATTTACATTTATAATTTGTATAGGTATATATGCAGGCGCTTGGACTGTTGTAATACTTTCTGTTCCGTTTTCATTCCAACCTACAAATTCTATTTTTATACCAAATGGAGCACTGTTATAATTTTGGTAACCTAGATCTTCTGCTGCGGTGACTAGAGATTGTATAAAATTACCCATACTGTAAGGTTCTAATACAGTAAATCTCATGTCTGTACCAAGAGTAACTCCTGTTTTTTGATTAGGTTGAATAATTCCTTTTGTTGTTAAAGATTCTATAAAATATTCTGCGTCACCGCCTATTTCATTTTCGATAGGAATACGATGTCTTTTTTCATATTTTCCGCCGCCTGTTCGTGCAATAATTTTTTGGAATCCATCTTCTCGCAAAAGTAGCGGATTATTAAGTTCTGTAGTAGACAATATTCCTAATGTAATCACATAGTTGAATGAGTTAAATTCTTTAAGAGGATTAGATATAAAATTAGGTTTGACACCCGATCCTGTTACATTACCTGTGTTTCCTATCACATCAGAAAATAGTCCTATACCGCTCCTATCTTCTATTTCTTCTGCAAGTTCACGCAATCGACCAAAAGTGCCTTCGACAGCACCTAATATAGAATCAAATTCTTTTGGTACCACGTTTATGATTTGATTAGTAAAGCTAGATATATCATTAAATCCACCTATAATATTATTAAGAGTGTCAAAACTAAATTCACCTATAAAATCAGCAGGTGAGTTAAAGTTTCCTAACGTACCTGCGATAGCGTTGCTTATAGAACTTAATTCACTTGAACCGATACCGTCAAAAATGCTTAAATTTAAGTTTCCAGTAACTGTCTGCGTTAAATCACCTAAGGGATTTTCTGCTACCGAAGATAAGATATTATCTAGTTTAAGTGCACCTGATTCTTGTAAAAAATTAAAACCTCCGGCTTGAAATCCTGCTAAAACATTAGAAACGCCTGTTCCAGTAGCTTGTGCATTTATGGCACCTTGTGCCATGTTGAATATATCATCGGCAGTTTTGGTAATAAGATCGTTAGAATTACTAAAGCCAGCTGCAATACTGCCTACTTCATTTATACCTGCGGCAGCATTTACAGTTCTACCTGTAATTGCGTTGACTGCTGTTGTAACTGTTGCTGCGGTTGCAAGTGCTCCACCAGTATTCTTCCAGATTGCCGGCATTTATGCTCCTAGTATGCTTTTTAAATGTTTACGTTGCGGTAGATATATTTTTGTGCCTGCTATAAAATCAAAAACTGGATCTTTAAGTACATCAGGATTTCTTTGCGCAAAAATCCACCATAATTCTCTACTAGAATACAAATCGTAAGCTAATAAGTCAGGTCTATACGTATATGCAGGTACTATTTCATAAAAAATATCATCTCCAGCAACAGGCACAGGTCTTGCTCTCATTATATCTAAAAAACCTGCACTATTGATAGGTGTTTTTCCGTAAGGACCTTTATTTTTTATTTTTTGAATATTATTATTTGTCAAATCTGCCATTAGATGAATCCTTCGTCAGTTGGTATAAAATCACCCCTTGCAAAAGCTTCTAAGCTAAATCTACTATGGGCTGTTCTAGCATAGTTAGGTACAACAGTTACCGTAATTATACTTTGAGTAGGAACATAAGTTACTTCTCCGCCTATATCGCACTCAATATAATCTACATCTGCAGGCATGTCTGTAGTAAAGTTAGTTACAAGTATAGGAACATTATTAAAAACATGTTTTCCGTACCCATTAAGTCTACAAACAGGTGGAGGATTTCCTAAATTATTACTTTTGCCATAATACATTTTTGTTACTGTACGTAAAAAATGTAAACACGCTACCCAATATCTTGCATCATCGTCGTTTTCACTAAAAAATTCTCCTGTAAGGGTAAGATTGTCAATTTGACTATTTTCATACGCATAAAATGGATGGTTTGTATGAGTAGGATGCACTGGTGAATAATTTGCACTAGAACCGATAATAACTGTAGGTGTGAAAGGAAAAATCATACAATTATCTGTATTACTTATTGGTCTTAATACTTCTCCTTGTATAAGTTCACTAGGTGCTTGTATTTTTACTCGCCAGTCAACTGCGTCAACTGTGTTATAATCATCTCTAATTATAGCTCTTATAAAGTTTTTGCCTTCCGGTGATGCTCCGTAAGACACTCCTTGAAGTGCATTGCCTGCCATCCTTATTGCAGATCCAACTTGTGATAGTGTTCCGCTTCGACCGTTTATTAGAGTATCAACTGCTCCAAGTGCGTTTGCTACATTATTGACAGTATTACCTCTACCTTGCGATATATTTCTAAAAGAAGTTATTGCTGTGTTAAGACTAGATGTTACTCGCGAAACATTTTGAGATGTTTGTACGATGTTTGATCCTATAATATTACCAGCAAGGTTACTAAATGAACTTAAAATTGACATAACGATATATCTCCATAAGTATTTAGTTGACAAAATTATCTACGTATATTATAATAAATACATTACAACTGGAGTAGTTATGAGGAAAAAAAATTATCTTAACAACAAAGACATACTTAAAGAAATACATAGATCAAAAAATACTTTTAATAGTTATGTTGACAAAGAGTACGCTGACTATGATATAATTTTAGACAGCGTAGATAGAATAAACATTAGAACAATCGCAGAAGCAAAAAGAAATAAAGCAAAACGCTTGAGTACCGAAGATTATGAACGTAGACGTTTAGCAGGAGAAAAATGCAAACAGGCCGATTGTGAAATTGATTACAGATCAATTTCAAAAGAAGAATTAATTTTTCGAATCATGACGTTCGACCACATTCCAGACGAACCTGGACGGAAAAAAAATCCTAAAACTGTTGCTGACACAAAAGTAAAATTAAATTTTCCACCTTTTCAACATTTTAAGTTTACCGAAGACGGTGAACTAGTATGTGTAGGTAAGTCACATTGGCAAGGCGGCATGGAAAACGGATATTTTAATAATAAACACGGAAAAGCAACAGACAAACTTGCACTCATGTGGTTAAAATTGGTAGATCGTTATGCTACTCGCGGAAATGTTCGGGGTTATACTTATAATGACGAAATGAAAGGTCAAGCTATTCTACAACTTTCACAAATAGGACTACAATTTGACGAATCTAAGTCAAATAATCCGTTTGCTTACTATACAGCAGCAGTTACAAATAGTTTTGTGCGTGTAATTAATATTGAAAAGCGTAATCAAAACATTAGAGACGATATATTAGAACAAAACGGATTGAATCCTAGCTATACTAGACAACATGAAGGTGAATGGGAAGCAAGTGTTAAACGAAATGAAGAGGCGTCTCAGTCGCCATTTACAAAATAATGGTTGACAAGTGTTTAAAAAACCTATATACTTAGACACAGTATACATGGAGATATCACTTGTTTAAAAAAGCTGCCGTTTTTACGGATATACATTTCGGTTTAAAAGGCAATAGTCGTGTACACAACGACGATTGCGAAAAATTTGTAGATTGGTTTATTGAAATTGCAAAAGATCATAGTTGTGAAACAGCTATTTTTTGTGGAGACTGGCATCACAACCGTAATTCACTAAATCTTACTACAATGGATGCTACTATTCGTAGTTTAGAAAAACTTGGTGCAGCCTTTGACAAGTTTTACATGTTTGTAGGCAATCATGACTTGTATTATAAAGACAAACGTGAAGTAAGTTCAACTATATTTGGAAAACATATTCCCGGCGTAACATTTGTAGACGAAATCTTGCAAGAAGATGATGTTGCACTAGTTCCTTGGCTTGTTGGCGATGAATGGAAACGTATAGAGAAGTTACAAGCCAAATATATGTTTGGACACTTTGAATTGCCTAGTTTCTATATGAATGCTATGGTACAAATGCCAGATCATGGTGAACTAAAGAGCGAACACTTCAAGAATCAAGAGTATGTGTTCTCAGGACACTTCCACAAGCGTCAAAAGCAAGGCAAGATCCACTATATTGGTAATGCTTTCCCACACAACTATGCAGATGCTTGGGATGACGACCGTGGTATGATGATATTAGACCGTGAGAACAATGCGGAACCAGAATATATCAACTGGCCGGACTGTCCAAAATACCGTACAGTCAAACTATCACAGTTGATTGACGAAAAAGACACATTAATTAAACCAAACATGTACCTTCGTGTAACATTAGACTTGCCTATTAGTTATGAAGAGGCAAGTTTTATTAAAGAAACATTTATAGATCAATATAAGTGTAGAGAAATTACATTAATTCCTCAAAAACAAATAGAAGAAATTACAACGGATTTAGACATTGGCCAATTTGAAAGTGTAGATCAAATTGTTGCTAGTGAAATTTCCGAACTTGACACTGAAAACTTTGATAAAAAGATGCTATTAGACATTTACAATGGATTAGAACACTAATATGATTAAACTAAAGGATTTAACCGTCAAAAATTTTATGAGTGTAGGTAATCAAACCCAAGCTGTTGACTTCAACAATGAGCAACTTACTCTTGTGCTTGGTGAGAACTTAGATCAAGGCGGCGATGACAGTGGATCACGCAACGGTACTGGCAAAACTACGATTATCAATGCTTTAAGTTATGCATTGTACGGTCAAGCACTAACTAACATCAAAAGAAACAATCTTATTAACAAGACTAATTCTAAAGGTATGTTAGTTACACTACATTTTGAAAAAGATAACATCAACTACCGCATTGAACGAGGTAGATCGCCTAATGTACTCAAGTTTTATATAAACGAACACGAGCAAGACCTAACAGACGAATCACAAGGCGATAGTCGTAAGACACAACAAACAATTGACGACTTATTAGGTATGAGTCATGATATGTTTAAACATATTGTTGCACTAAACACATACTCAGAGCCGTTTTTAAGTATGCGGGCTAATGATCAACGTGCAATTATTGAACAATTGTTGGGCATAACACTATTAACTGAAAAAGCAGACGCACTAAAAGACCAAATACGTACTACAAAAGATGCAATTACCGAAGAAACTCTTAAGATAGAAGCTATTAAAACAGCTAACAGTAAAATCGAAGCAAGTATAGAAAGTCTTGTAAGTAGACAACGTGCATGGTTATCAAAAAAAGATGCAGATACTAGCAAACTAGAAAAATCAATAGATGAATTAGAAAAATTAGATATTGAAGTAGAACTAGATGCACACGAAAAACTTCAAAATTGGACAGAGTTAAACGCAGCAATTACGGCTCTTAATAAAGAAAAAAGCACATTAGAGAGCGCAATGTTACGTGCATCTAAGAGTGTAGAAAAAGCAGAAAAAGACATCGGAGATTTAGAAGATGCAACTTGTTATACTTGTGGACAAGCACTACATGACGATAAAAAACAAGAAATCGAGTTAATAAAAACAAAAGAATTAAACGATGCTATTGCTTATCAGTCTGAAGTAGCCGAAAAATTAGAAGAAGCAATAAAATCATTAGAAGATATAGGCGATCTTAACGGTCGACCTAATACTTTTTATGAATCTATTAAAGAAGCATATGAACATAGAAATAATGTTGACAGTTTAAAACAAGCACTATCAAATAAACAACAAGAAATTGATCCGTATCAAGATCAAATCGATGAATTAAACACATCTGCAATACAAGAAATAAATTGGGACACAGTAAACACTCTGACTAATTTTAAAGAACATCAAGAATTCTTACTTAAACTACTAACAAACAAAGATTCGTTTATACGCAAAAAGATTATAGATCAGAACCTTGCATATTTGAACAATAGACTAACATATTATCTTGATCGACTCGGACTTCCTCATCAAGTTGTTTTTCAAAACGACCTAAATGTTGAAATTACGCAACTAGGACAAGACTTAGACTTTGATAATCTATCACGAGGTGAAAGAAACAGACTGATATTGGGTATGAGTTTTGCATTCCGTGATGTTTGGGAGAGCCTATATCAAAATATTAACTTGTTATTCATTGATGAATTAATTGATTCGGGTATGGACACTGCTGGAGTTGAAAACTCACTAGCAATTTTGAAAAAAATGACTAGAGAACGCAGTAAAAACATCTTTTTAATTAGTCATAAAGATGAATTAGTAGGAAGAGTTAATCATGTGTTAAAGGTAATAAAAGAAAATGGATTTACATCATATGCAAACGATGTAGATATTGTAGAATAATGGAAGACACTCAAGACAAACTAGTAAAGGCTTATTTAGAATATTTTAAGGCAAACGAAAAATTTGAAGCTCGTAATTCTGTGCGGACTCATAGATATGTAAGAAAATGTCTTAGAGAAATTAGAGAATTAGCAAAGACACGTATGGAAGAAATACACGAGACGCATAATAAAACTAGGAAAATCAAAAAAGATAATATTTAACATAGGCTTCGGTAAGTAAGTTCATGCAATGGACTTATGAAGGAAAACAAATTGATACAATACCAGACGAGTATGAAGGATTTGTTTATCTCATAACTAATCTTACCACTGGGCAAAAGTACGTAGGCAAAAAACTAGCAAAATTTAAAACTACAAAACCACCTCTCAAAGGCAAAAAAAATAAACGCAGAGGCTACAAAGAAAGCGATTGGAAGGACTATTGGGGTTCATCTGATAGACTCAACGCTGACGTTGAAGCACTAGGCCCAGAAAACTTCACAAGAGAAATATTATACCTATGCAAAGGCCGTGGAGAAATGTCCTACATAGAGGCACGAGAACAGTTTGACCGCCGTGTATTAGAGAGAGATGATTATTACAACGGTATTATTAATGTTAGAGTTGGCGGATCAGACAAACTACGACAGGCATTGCTAGAACATAGCATCAAGGCAAAACAATCCAACACATAAGGTTGGCGGGCCAGACTAGAAATACCGCTGTGGAAAAAGCATCCGTATAGGAGCACACGTAACACGTTAAGCGGCGTTCGGTAGTAGAGCGTTTGATTGACGTAGACTGATTGTTGGCTGTCGAAAAACTGCACATTGTACATAAAAACCGTATGCACTAGGAACGAAGCAACGGGTAGCGAAAGCGATGTCGACGTAGGTTGGGAAAGGTCAGAGCCCATTGTACAGCAGAAAACACCTACTTCCAAGTCTCGGCTGTGGCGAACTCACGTGAAGCACAAATTTGAGATTAGATGGAACCGTAACAGGTTCCGTCTGACTGAAACAATCTACGTGAAACTATTACGCATTACATTCGTAATGCGTTTTCTTCAAATATATCACTTCTTTCATACAAATCTAATACGAAGTAATAGTTTGAGCGATAGCGAAAACTAATATCTACGAAGTAGATATTAAAAACTTATAAATACTATGTAATAATGGATCACTATGGCAAATGAAGATTGACGAATTAACAAAACTTGATGAAATACCTGCAAGTGGTATTGGACAAACTCTAAAACGAGCTGGGGCTAGAACTTTAAATGCATTACCGAGTGCTAGGGCTAAGTCAAAAGCAGCTAATCTTGCTGGTAAGGTGAATCTTGGGTCTACTGCTAATTTATTACATAAACAATTTGCTGAATTTTTAGGAAATCAAAATAAAAATGTAGGACAAGCAACAGGTGAAGATCTCCAAGCATTTTTAAAAACTAAAAAACATAAAACACTGCAAACTATACCTAGTGGAGTATTACAAAAACAACAGTTAGATGACATTTTAATGGCTGTTGCACAAGAAGCATTTAAAAGAAAGCAAGGAGCTGGCGAAACAGACCCTGATTCTGAAAAATCTGGTGCCGATGACGGGCAGGCTGCGCCTGCAGAAGAACCTAAGGTACAATTTACACCAAATCAACAGGTTTTATTTGTTTCAAAAGCAGGAAAAGAAACTACAGCAACGGTTGTAGGCAAAAGCGAAGACGGTGACGACTCAAAAGTAAGTGTTAAAGGTGCAAAGGGTCAAACATTTAACATACCTAGAGAAAAATTATTAGATCCTAAAACTAAAAAACCATTTAAGCCTAGTCCTGCTGGTGTTCCAAGTAAGCCTATGTCTGCTGAACCAGAACAAACACAAATACCTAAAGAGATACAGGCTCAACTATCTAAATTGTCACCAGAAGAAAAACAACAATTGGTTAAAATGCTATGAAACTACAAGAAGTAACGCTTTATGAAAACAAATCACACAGAATACTGCAAGAAGGCTGGCAAGATCTTACCGAAGCTCAACAACAATATCAGACACGTTGGGAAAAAGAGCTTTGGCCGTTACTTGAACAATTTGTAAAACTAGCAGAAGCAGAATTAACACCTGATCAAATTTTATCTGTATTTAAAAGTGCTGAAGAAGTTGCAGATAAAAGTGGTAATAACAAAAATCTACTCGGTAAAGCAGCAAGTGCAGCAATGCTACCTGTTGATATAGCTAAAAAAGTTAATGCTAAAATTGATGAACTAGGTAGAATGGCACAAAAAGCTGGTCCAATTAAAAATGCTGATGCAAAATTTGAAAAACTTAAAGCAGACATTAAGAAAAATAATTCAGATAGTAAAATTGTAAAAGGTATTGAAAACGTAAGTAACTGGGCAAAAGAAAATCCAGGCAAAGCAAGTATTGCAGTTGCTATTCTAACTACTATTGCTGCATTTGCTGGTGGTCCTGCAGGCGGCGCTGCTGCTGGTTTAGTACTTCGTGCTTCTAAAGATTTACTACAAGGTGAAAAATTATCATCATCTGTAGGCAAAGCAGTTAAAACAGCAGCAATTGGTGCTCTTGTTGGTGCAGTTGCAGATCAGGTTGGAGATTTTTTCCAAGGAATGCGTGGCGAAGTTATTGATCAAGGTGAATTTGCAAGAGTTGATTATGGTGCTACATCTACAATACGTGCTCCTGGATATGAATGGACAGAAACTATTAAAGGTGTTAATATAAAAGTGTTACCTGAGGATGCTGAAGTTGTAAACGACTTAATGGATCTTATACGTCAAGGTGGCGAAACTGCTAATAAAGCATTTGATCAATTATCAGACTTTGCAAAAGAAATTAGATCAGATGATTATATAGAAGCACTAGCAGATGCAGGCACCGAAGCAAGAAACAACGATAGTTTGTATCAATTTGTTGCTGCTGCAAACAATGGAATTTCATCATTAGCTCAAGGTGCTGCACAAGCATCCGATGATAAAAGAAATAAAAAAGAATCTGTGGATTTAAATGCAGAATACGAAAAATATTTGCAAGAAGCAGGTGTTATTGATAAAATTAAAAAGACAGGTAAAAGTATTACAGCAGGTAAACTAGAAAAACTGTGGAAAAAGGCAGGAAAACCAACAGACACTGGTAGTATTCTTAATATTTTACAAAGTACAGGGCTTGAAGATAATGCAATTGCACAAATACAAAAACAAAGTCAAGTTAAATTGCCTAAACAAGCCGCTGGAGAACAAGTTGATCTAAAATCACTTGTAGCATCTATTAAAAAAGCTGGAATATCTGATATAGTAAAACAACAACTACAAAAATCTCTTACTGTTAACAAGGATTTTGACAAAAGTCAAAAATTAAGTGATTATGGGCAAGTTGGACAGTAATTAAAAGAACGGTAGTTTTGTTTTCTTAGTTGTTTCTAAGTTATCTTTTATAATATCATTAATCAAAACTTTATCTTCGTAAGATAAATCATAAGCTTCATTTAATGTAATTCCGCCACGCATATACCAACAAATTTTTAATAATTCTGACTTCATTTGTTTCTGTTCACCGGAATACTTTTTAACTTCTTGTAGGATCTCACCCGTAGTCAGAGGCAAGATCCTTATGCGAAAAAATTTGATTGGTCAAACGTAATTGGAACTGTAAAAGATTCCGGCGCACCGCGGGCTATTTCTTCTTCGGTAGATGTAGCTTTAAGTGGTTCGATAGCAAATTTTTCTTTTTGTTTATCAAGATGTTCTGTTATGTAAGAATAAAACTCTTTATCTGCATTATCTATGAACTCTTGAATATGTTTTTGATTTGAAACTTCGGTATCGCCTATAGAAATCTTTTTAATACTTTTTGTTAATGTTTTTACTGTTAAATCAGTTAGTACTGCAAAACTTTTACTAAATCTTGCAAGTTTTTCACCTTCAGTTAAACTATCATCGTTTACAAGAGCAAAAATTCTTTGTTCTTCAAATGTTTTCATACTTGCTTCTGTAAACTCTTGATATGTTAGTGGTTCAATGTATACATTCATATTGTTAACTTGAATATGATTTTCATAGTCTTTAGTAACAATCTGATTAAGTATTTGTCTTAGATCAATTGAAAACGCCTTTTCGTCTCCAATATTCGGCACTTTTGTAGTAATTTCCATAGTTTCGCCATAAGTAGCAATTCTAATAGCGATAAGCAGTGCATCTAAATCTATACTAGGTAGTTTCCAAGCATTTTTTATATTTGGAACACAACTTTGTATAACATCAACAGTTGCTTGTCCATTTAACAATGCATCCGGAGTTTTCATAGCTAATTCGTCTTTTGCAGTCATTGCTAAAACCGGAAGTTCACCGTTTTCTGGCATATCAATAGAACCTTCTGCATAATACATTCCTTTACTAGGTAATGTAACATATACTTTAGGTTGTCTAAAATATTTCTGTAAAGGATTTGGTTCTATATTTCCTTGGAACGATCCTGGGTTAAATTCAGCCATAATTTTCTCCGCATAAATACATTATAAAAGTATGTATCTATTTTATTTATATGCGTATATAACTCAGGAATACAAAGTTGGCTGGTGAACAGGTAGAAATTACTAATTTTGGCGAAGGTGGAGTTGCTAGTGAAGCAACACTTCAAAGTCTCCTACGAGCAATGGAAAAAATGGGCGGAGGCAAAAGTGATGCTGACAAATCTGTTAAGAAGTTTGCAAAACAATTAGACTCTGGTGTAGACATTGTAGATGATTTTAATGTAAGCCAACAACAAGCTACTGTAGCTAATAGAGAAGCAACTGCAAGTATGAAAGAACTTGCAAGTGCTGCTGGAAGTATGGTATTAGGCGCATTTGGTGCCTTAGTTGGAGTAGCAAATAATTTTAAAAATGCACTAACTTCGGCTACAACCATAGGAGAAGTATACGAAGCAGTTCCTATATTCGGTAGTGTATTATCTTCAGCAACTGGATACTTTCAAACAAGCATAGATACTTTTAGATCTTTGAGCGATGTTGGTGCTGGCTTCGGTAATGATATGATGGCTATGCGAACTGCAAGTGCAAATGCAGGTTTATCATTAGATATGTTTGCTGAAATGGTAGGCAGTAATTCTGATATGATGACATTACTAGGCGGCACTGTTAGTCAAGGTGCAAATCGTTTAGGTGAAATGACTAAACAACTTCGTAGTACTGATAGAGGACTAATGAGTTTAGGTTATACTCAACAAACTCTTAACGAAGGTATGGTTGAGTATTTAGAAAATCAAGCACTTGCAGGACAGCTTAGAGGAAGAAGTGATGCGTCTCTGATTGCAGGAGCACAAGGTTATTTAGAAGAACTAGACAAGTTATCAAGACTAACAGGTAAAAATCGCAAAGAACTACAAGAGCAAATGAATCAAAACGCTCAGGCTGCTAATATTAATGTTATAAGAGCAAGATTGTCGGGCGAAGCATTGCAAAACTTTGATAACAATATGGCTCACGTAACAACTATGCTACCTGGGCTAGGTGATGTGTTCAAAGACTTATCTGATGGTATACCTCAATCAGAAATTGGTGCAGTATTGTCTAGTATGGTTCCTGGATTTAAAGAACTTGCAGAAGCAAACGCAAGCGGACAACTAAGTCAAGAAGAATTCCAAGCACGACTTGCACAACTTGCTCCGCAAATCACTAGTGCATTTGACTCAATGGATCCTGCTCAAATTGAAGCATTGATGGGTGAAGGCGGATTTGATGGATTGTTAGGCTCACTTGCTGATCTAAGAACATACACACAACGTCAAACAGATGCCGCGGCAGCTGCTGAAGAACAAGCAAAGCGAGCTCCTCTTACTGATTTATTTGCAACATTTGAGCAAACAATACAAAATATTCGAAGTACGTTTGAAAGCGCATTTATTGACAGTGGTGTTCTTGATTTTATTGGAACTGAACTAGGCGAAGGCGGACACAATTTATTAGGATTCTTCCAAACTATGGCTAATAGTTTACAAGAATATTTAGGCTCTCCTCAATTCCAAAAAGATTTTCAAATGGTCAAAGAAAAAGTACAAGCGTTCAAAGATGCAATTGGAGATTTTGTTGACGACATAAGAGAGTTTGGATTTATAGGAGCATTAAAACAAGCATTTGGTATGGATGCTGGACAAAGTTTTGGTAGTGTAATAATGGACAGTTTACTTGATGGATTCTTACCAAGTCTTGATACTTTGATTGTAGGGTTCGGCACTGCAATTGGCGCATTTATTTTAGCAGCAGGTGCTACTTTATTAGCGCCTATATCTCTTCCAATACTAGCAATCGGCGCAGCACTAACAGGACTTGCTGCAATGTTTGGTTGGGAAAAACTTAAAGAATGGGCTAGTGTTGCTTGGGATTCTATTACCGGAGTCTTTACAGGAATAGGAGAATGGTGGAAAGGTGTTGACATTATGAAGCCATTAAGTGATGCGTGGGAAACAGTAAAAGGTTTCTTTAGCTTTGGCGGCGGAGAAGAAGGTGGCACATCGTTTAGTATAAGTCAATTAATGACAGATGCTTGGGCTAGTGTTACAGGATTCTTTAGTTTTGGTGATGGAACATTTAGTATAAGTCAGCTAATGACAGATGCTTGGGCTAGTGTTACAGGATTCTTTAGTTTTGGTGATGGAACATTTAGTATAAGTCAGCTAATGACAGATGCTTGGGCTAGTGTTACAAGCTTCTTTAGTTTTGGTGGTGAGGAAGGTGGAACATCATTTAGTATTTCGGCACTTGGAACTGCTGCCTGGGAAGTAGTAAAAGGTTGGTTTAGTCTGCAGGTAGGACTTGTTACAGGGTTAGCTGATTTGGCAATCGGCGCTTGGAATACAGTAACAGGCTGGTTTGGCTTTGAAGGTATTAATTTTAGCATAAGTCAACTAGCAAGTGATGCTTGGGATACTGTTACAGGATTCTTTAGTTTTGGTGGCGGAGGAGAAGAAGGAGGAACATCGTTCAGCATTACTAGTTTAATGACAGATGCTTGGGCTAGTGTTACCAGTTTCTTTAGTTTAGAAAACTTTACTATACCTAGCATAAGTGATATGTTTACTGGAATTATAGATGCAGTAAAAGGATTCTTTAGTTTTGATTTTGAAATGCCAAATTTCAAACAATTCTTACCTACGTGGCTAGGCGGAGAAGGCAAGTCTTTATTTGGTGGCGGTGGAGAATCAACAGCTTCTGCGCCTGAGCCACCTGATACAACACCTGCTGTTGAAGGCGGAGCAGCAATTGCTGATGCACAAAGTGCTATTGCACAGTTTGCATCATTACCTGATTTACAAAACAATTTAGATATTTTAAAACAAGGACTTGACGTAGAAGGTGTAAGAAGTTATACTTTAGCTATGGAACAATTGGTAGACGTTCTTGGTAGATTAAATGAAACATTAGCTGAAGATAACACAGGTATGTTTGGCGGAGGCACTGGTGTTGCCGCAGCAGATGTATTAGGTCAAATAAATTCAGCCACACAAGGTGGTACACAAGCATCTCAACAGTTAAATACTTTAATGTCAGAAATGCTTGTTGTATTACAAGAGATGAGAGATTACGACGAACAAATAGAAAAGAATACCAAGCGTACAGTAGGCGGATCAAATTTAGCATCAGGTCAAATTAGTGCAAAGGCAACATATTCTTAAGGAGTAATAAATGAGTTGGAAAAAATATTTTACACCGGTACCTACAGGAAATAATCCTAGCGGGTCATATTCTCCTTTTACTAATGCTAGTTCAGGCGGCAATATGGCAGGACCAGCACGATCAAATTATTCGTCATATCTTCCAGATGTATATGTAGGTTCACCTAATCGTGTAGAACGTTACGGACAATATAATACTATGGATTTAGATTCAGAAGTAAATGCTGCATTGGACATTCTTGCTGAATTTTGTACACAAAAAAATAAATCTAATAATACACCTTTTATTATTGACTTTAAACAAAAAGCAACAAATTCAGAAACTACTATTATTCAAAAATATTTACAACAATGGAATAAATTACAAAATTTTGAAACAAAAATATTTCGTGTGCTAAGAAATGTATTCAAATATGGCGATCAATTCTTTTTGCGTGATCCTGAAACAAAACGTTGGTTTCACGTTGATCCTGCAAATGTAACACGTATAATTGTAAACGAATCAGAAGGAAAAATTCCTGAGCAATATGTAGTAAAAAATATTAACTTTAATTTTAAAGATGGTATTGCAACTACTCCGTATCAAACAAACGGCAACATTACAGGCGGTGGTGGTTCACAATATCAACCAACAGGCGGCGCTAGAGGAATGGTTGGACAACCACAAAGTTCTATGAGCGGAAGTCGTTTTACAACTGACGACGGCGAAGTTACAGTTGATGCTAAACACGTTGTTCATCTTTCATTAAGTGAAGGATTAGACAATAACTATCCATTCGGTAATTCATTATTAGAAACTATTTTTAAAGTATACAAGCAGAAAGAACTGCTTGAGGATGCGATTATTATCTATCGTGTCCAACGTGCGCCAGAGCGCAGAGTATTCTACGTTGATGTGGGCAATATGCCAAGTCA